TCAGTGGCTTACAAGTGATAAGGCAGGTCTATTTTCCTTCCCGATTTCATCTTGTGCCAAAAACGTGACAATTCCACTAAAACGACTCAAATGCTCAGTGCTCAGGTGAGCGTATTTATTGACCATTTCTAGCTTCTCCCATCCTCCGAGTTCTTTCAGTGTCATCAGCGGTGTTCCGTTCTGGACGTGCCAACTTGCCCAAGTGTGCCTTAAGTCGTGGAAGCGGAAATCGAAGATGCCTGAAACCTTCAATGCGTTTGCGAAATCAGCGCGGCTGATCTCCTTAATGATGCCTCCGTCTACTGAGAAAACATATTCAGATTCACGGCTACGGCCAGAGATAATTTTCACGGCCTCATCATTAAGGGGGATCGGTCGCGCTTTTCCTGACTTCGCATTTTCTGCTGTAACCACGGCAATACGGCGAGAGAGGTTAACGTTTTCCCATTTTAGAGAAAATATCTCTCCTTTCCTCGCGCCAGTAAGCAGCGCAAATGAAACCACATCCTTCATCCAATCCAGACGCAAGGCACTGATAAGCATCCTTGCCTGTTCCTTCTCAATCCACCGTACACGAACCTTTGGCTCTCTCTGCGTTGATAGGTGAGGCATGCCATTGAGCCAGCCAGACGCAACAGCCAGAGAGAATGCTCGCATGATAAATGCCCTGTACCGGTTGCGGGTTGCATTGGATAGCTTGCACTTCTTCGCGGTCGAGTGGGTTGGTAGGTTGTTTGCTATATCCTCACCAGTTATTTTTGAGATGATCCTGCCACGGAAAACAGATAACCAGTATCTGGCGTAAATCTGCTTATTTTCAAAGCAAGATTGGTTCTCTGCATCACGTAACGCAAGGATCACTATGTCATCAAAGATACGGTCAGGTATCTTATCCAGCTTCGCTACCTGCCATAGTTCGTGCTTTAGCTTGTCGTGGTACTCTTGAGCTTTCGTTTTTTCCTCGGTGCGAGTAGAGCGTCTAATTCGCGTTCCGTCTGGAGCGGAGATATCGACCCAGTATATTTTTCCTCTCTTGATGATCGGCATTTCATTGACTCCTTACCGACCACACCCAGCCGGATGGCATTGTTAACTTTGCTTGAAAAACTTACCAGACTTTCTTCTCTTGCACGCCATGAACCACCAACCTTGAACATGTTGAACTTGGCTGGGTTCCTGTAGATTGTGTGAGTTGAGACGTTTAGTCGTTCGGCGACGGCTGATACCTTTAGATATTGCTCATCCATCATTTATCCTCAAATTGCCCATTCAAAACGCCAATAGTCCAAAGGAACCTAACGAATGGAATTCCGAGAGGTTTAATTGTTTCGTAGTGGCTGAGAAGAATGGGGCGGGTGATTGTGTCGATGTTGGTTTTTTTTGGCGCGGACTTTATTGCAGATTTCATTGCTTCGTTGCATCGCCGCGCCACATTGCGGATCGCGTTGTCATGTTCTGCTGTCATGTCATGCCGCTTTCACTCCAGCCATAATTCCGCTGCCGATTGCGATCAGCTCATCGCGTGCTACGGTCGTGAATTGGCAACGTGGTTTGATGAATGGGCGCCAGATGAATAGCAGGCTGCCTTTGCTGTTTCCGTTTTTACCTGGTTTGCCGGTGCCAGCATTGATGAATGACAATCGGCCACCGGTGATTAGACGGACTTCATCGACAGACTCGAGCGCCAGAGAAAACCAACCGGTTGATGTATCAGCAGGGAGTAACATCACAATCGGCTGACTTTGTGCTTTGCACTGCTCGGCTGCCTTTTCTACCCACGGAGTGATGGCAGAGTAGGGTGGATTGCACCAGATAGCTCCGTAGCTTACCCACTCGCTATTCAATGCATCATCGCGCTCTGTCAGATATCTGGCGCACAGGGCGTTTCTGTGGTCGGCTGCCGCGTCGAGATAGAAACCAAACTCAGCATCAAGCGCTGCAAATACTTCGATCGGCGTCTGCCACCGGTCCTTGTGCTCAAGTGGCGTATTGCTAGCAAATTCACTCATGCAACCCTCCGCTGACTCTTAGCCCATTGCTCCTTCTCCCAATCCTCTCTGCAATCACTGTCACAGAAGCACCCATTCAAAAGAGGGTGATCGCAGTTGTAGCATCGCCCAATAAATTGCAGACTTGGTTTTCTGTTCATCAATGCAATGTCGCGTTCTAACTGCTCAAGGTTAGAGGCGTTGTCGATATCATCTGGCATAAATCCTCCAAATTTGGGCAATAAAAAACCCCGCCGGAGCGAGGTTTATTTGGTTCGATGATGCAGGGCTAATTTCCACCGCTCATCTGGTTTTTCACAAACTCTTCATCACGCCCGATCTTGTGCGATTGGGCGCGGTAGAACGCTAGGCGTTCCATGAAGTACTCTTTCAAGTGTGGCGGCTGTTCACGCGCTACCACCTCAGGATAACAGGCATGTTATAGCGCTCTTTGTAGACAACGCCTGAAGCGGCCAAGTCCACATTAATTTTGTCCATTTCTTCTTGGGGAAGTTCAGCAAGGTTATAGCTCATATTCACCTCAGTCGGCAGTGCGGCCACGCCAACGCTTGTTAGAGTCTGATGTTTTATCAGTAGATACTGGATCAACTAACCCTTCATCAAATCGCAAAGCATTAGCTATTAATAACGCCTGTTCAGACTGTTTCGATAATGCTCGAAGTGATTTGCTATCCAGAGCACCAGACCTGACCAATTTCAACTTTAGTGCTAATTGTTTTTTAGCTTCTGTGCGGTTTTTGGGTGGAGTTTTAAGTATTTCCAGTTCCGATTTTGCATCAGGTTTGTTAGCGATCGCCTTTGCTCTGGCAATCATTCGGCCTATGCTGTGTTTTTTAGACATAAATCCTCCATCCTTGGATTATACATTCTACGCTGAGATGGTGCTATTTCTGCTCCTGTGCTGGGGCTGCGACCTCTTTTGCCAGCCGCGCGGCTTCGCGAAAATCCCAATCCACACGATGTGCAATCGCGATTGCGCTTCTTACTGAGTGTTCGATCATGGTGTCTAGACTTTGAATGGTCATTGCCATATCGGGATTGCGATCCAGTATTTCAGCCCGAAGAATCTGCCAGTTGTTGCAGTTTTCCAGTAATGAATTAGCCATATTATTCGCTCTCCTGTGCTGGGGCTGCGCGGTCTAAACGTTCAATTTCAGCGAGAATGAGAGCACCGGCTTTAACTAAATCCCTGCGCTGGTCAGCCTGCTTCCACCACTCTTTACCCCACGGCCAATGTGCCGGAGTTGAGAAGCCCTGATCGTTAGCAAATAACGCATAGCACGCAGCCGCTGAAGCTATTTCTCCCTCTGCATGCTCGTCGTCGTGTTCTGCCGTCCATCCTTCCTCTATGATTTGACGCTGACGTTCTGCAATGATGTCGTTTGCTGCTAACTTGTAAGGCTCGCTTACAGGTTGTGCGGGTGCTGTAATCTCAAGGTCTGAAATAATGTCAATCACAGAACTTAATCGAATTTCTCGATAGCCTCAATAAGTGGGTCTAGCTGCTCTTGGTTGGTGAAGACCGCTAGAGCATTGGTCTTCTCAATGACGACTAAATCTGTAATCTCGCTCACTGGCGATCTCCTTTGTTGGTTTCATTGCAAAACGCCTACGCTTTGCGATGAATTAGTTTGTTTAGATGGGGTACATCAACGCTTTCTGAACATCAGGCATAAGCACAAAATTGATGGGGGGAATAGTTGGTATGATTGCCGCCTATCCTAGAAGGCTTGTCATATACGGACATATGAGCTTTCCCGACTTGAACATGCCACCCCCGCTCAAGTCGGGATTTTTTTTGCCTGAAATTTGGGTATAAAAAAGGCCGCCTTAGCGACCTGTGATTGTTTGTTGCCTGCTTTTATCCACATCAGGCGAGGTGGTTCTCGTTGTACCCCTACAGCGAAAGTCGTATAAAATCAAATCACCCCTACAGTTTGAGATTTTCATCATGTCAGAAGAGAAAGGACTTATTCGAAGAATTACTGATGCTGCTTCTGGAGCTACTGGAGCCCTGAAAGGTGTCGTTGATTTAGCAAAAGAAGTTAATGCTCTTCAAGTGGATTACAACGTAAAAAGCAAAACTATCGAACTGCTTGACAAGATAATTGACGCTAGAACCGAGCAGTACGCATTAACGGAATTGCTGTGTGAAGCTAAAGACCGCATCGTTGAGCTCGAAAAGCTTTTGAAACAAAAATATGAGTGGGATGATGAGAAGCTTAATTATGAACTTTACCACCCCATTACCAACACAGTGGTCTATATATTGAAGCCTACTGACAATTCTGAGTATCAACCGCATTACCTTTGTACTACATGCTATGAATCTGGAATGAAGTCTACGCTTCAATATAAATCGGCAAGTCTTGCCTATATTCACGACGAAAACGCATACGCCATGGGTACCAAAAGAAATTGTAAAAAAAACGCTGGAATGGGGTGGCGAGGCAACGCCATCGTCCTATGAGGTGCGCCGAGAACTAAGGGAAGTGGTTCGCGTTCTCTGCCCATCATGCAAGGGTAAGAAGGTGCTAAGCAATGCCTGTCGTTGTAACGGGCGCGGAGAGGTGCTTGATAAAGCTGAGACTGAGCGGCAAGGGGTGCCGGTATATAAAGACTGCTGCAAATGCTCTGGCCTAGGATACTCCAGACTGAAGTTTTCAGCGGTCATTGATGCGATCAAAGCAGTAATTCCTGCTTTGGGTAAAACGACGGCATATGACCATTACAAGCCATTCTATGAGGTATTGGTGAGTCAGTGTCACAAGGAGGAAGCTTACGCAGATATGATGCTGTCAAAAGTGACTATTTAAGAAATATTTTCCACAAAACTTGATATGTGTAGAAAATAATAATTGAAAGTCGCGGAAAAATGGACTAACCTTGCCTCTAACGGTGGGTTAATCCATTCGTTGAAGTGAGAAGGCTGGCTTAATCGCTGGCCTTTTTTATTTTGTCGTTTAAGGCAGTGGTATTTGGGCTCTTGCTGAATTAATAACAGCGTCCGCGATTTCCTGAGCTGATCCATAACTATTATGAGCTAGTTGGTTTCTTGTTATCTCAGTAATGTCGTTCATGAATTTTACTGGGTCGCGAGCGTTTCTTGCAGATGCTGAAATTAAAGATGTTATTAAAGCGTCGATATCAATGACAAACCCGCTCAATACTAACGTGGCGTTGCTGTATGACCCCGCGGAGTGGCCCGGTCTCGAAATCGGATAAACCATGACTAAATCTGACTTTATCAAACGGATGATCGGCGTTCCGTGGTCTAACCGCGCCTGCTCGATGGAAGCCTGTGACTGCTGGGGCCTTGTCGCGCTGTATTACAGGCATGTGCTTGGCAAAGAAGTGCATCACAAAGCTGGGTATGAAAGTAACCGTGATTTCCTTACCTGTTATCGCGAAGAAGTGGTGTTTTGGCAGCGGGAGAAAGTACCCGTCGAGGATGGCATTTTTGTTGGCTACATGGGGCGTAGAGCGGAGCACGTAGGTTTAGTGCTCAGTGGGATGGCATTACATAGCCGCGGCCTCAATGGCTCTGTGAGGCTCGACAAGCTGCGCGTAATGGAAAAGGTGTTCACTAAAGTGGAGTTTTATTCGTATGGCACTTCTAGAAATACAGCACTTACCGGGAGTGCCGAAAGAGAGGATTAAGATGGCCAACGGCTCTAACTTTTACACGTGGTTGGAGCAGCAAGCGTTTGATAGGGATATTGCGATCGCCATCAATGGCGTGTTGGCAGACGAAGAGACCGAGCTTTCGTTTGAAATCACAGAGTTGCATCGCATCCAGATATTCAATCAGCCTAGAAGCATCGTCAGCGATATCCTGAGTCCGGTCTTCAAGCTCGTCACCAAAGTATTTTCGTTCTTAGCGCCTAAACCTTCATTCTCGACTTCTGCGGATAATAACGCAAAAGAAAGCCCAAATAATAAGCTGACCGGTCAAACAAATATCGCCCGCACATATCAAGCTAGACCTGATATTTATGGGCAGGTTCGCTCATTTCCAGACTTGATCCAGCAGTCTATGTTCGAGTTTACTGACAACATTAAGTACGTTACTGAATGGATGAATTTTGGGATCGGGCAGTACACGGTTGAGAGCGTACGATATTCAGAGTCCAGCCTTGGAGCTATCGCCGGAGCAAGTTACCAGTTTTATCCTCCTGGCACCGTCATCCCAGAAATTATTCAGGGATTTGAATTTGACGATGTTGACGGGCAGGAGGTGCTGGGTCCTAATGAGAGCAATAGCGAACAAGTAGCTACTGCAACGACTAATGATGTGGTATCAGGAACGATAACTGGCACATCCGCCGCGGTTAAAATCGTTCAGTCATCTGATTTCGATTACTTCTATGACATCCCTAAGCCTCTACCAGTGCAAGTTACCGTCAATGTGACGCGCCATTTAGCATCTGGTGATGTGACTGAGAATGTAACCTTTTCTGCGTCGTTGGATGCTGCGACTGAGTCAGATGATGGCTCTGTTATCGACCCAGTTAAATACTTCACATTCCAACTATCAGCCATCAACAGCCCTGTCGAGATTCCATCTGGATCGACAATCAATAACACGGTGTTCACGCTGACTGAAAACAAAGGGAATATCTCGGGGCCATACTTCGCGGCGATTGAGGGAGATGAACTTTGGGTGCATCTGCAGGCGCAACTTGGTAAGCGCGAGGGCGCTGACTTCTTGATTGAGTATTGGGCTGTAAATGACGATAACGATAGGATATCTCCTAAGTACAGCCACTCAAGCTATGTTTTCAACGCTAGCGATAATCGTGCTGATTACATATACGGAACATTCAAGTTTACGCCGCCGTACGGTAAAGCGAGGTATGCGTTCCAGCTGCGAAAAACCAACAACAGTTCTGATAGTAACCTTCTGCAGATCGCCGAAGCACACTCAGTAACGCGCCGCAAGAATGTGACATATCCAAATGACACTCTTGTGAAAGTAACGGTGCGAGCAACTGAACAAGCCACCGGATCACGTGATCGCAAATACAACGCACTCGTTACACGTCACACAATCAGCTATGACATCAACACTCGCACAGTTGATTACATGCTTAGACCTTCACGCAGCTTTGCTGATGCTGTCGCGCATGAGTGGTTAGTGATAGGAAAGCAGCCAGTAGATACGATAGACCTGTACGAACTTTACAGCATCTACCAGTCATTACCGGATCCGCGTCTTGGTTATTTCGACTACACGTTTGATGACGAGGATATCTCACTCGGTAACCGCGTAGAGACCATCTGCAACGCGGCGCGAGTAATAGCATATTGGGACGATGGCGTGCTTACGTTCGCCAGAGATGAGCGCAAAGAGTTCCCTTCTGCTGTATTCAACCGCGCCAATATCGTGGCAGACGAATACAAAATCAGTTACGACATGACGATGCCCGGAGGATACGACGGTGTAGAAATCGAGTATGTCAGTCCGAAGACAAACAAGAAGACCTATATCCGGTATCGCATCACAGACACAGGTGTTGTTGAGCAAGCGGCATCATCGCCGCTCAAGATATCGCTGAGTGGTTGCCGCAACGAGTACCAAGCAAGGGATAGAGCTCTACTGGAAGTTAACCGGCTGGTCAGCGCACGCATGAAGATGAACATGAAGACGCTGGCGGATGGTGAGTATGTTTCACCCGGTGAAATGATTGTTGTTGCTGATACTTACGACACAAACCAGCAAGCCGGTTACATCGTCGCGCGTAACGGGAATAACTTTGATACGAGTGAGCAGATTAATTTCTCTGGCGACATGTATGTCAGGGTAACCGACTCGATCGGCAACTCTACGGACAAAATCAGAGCATACCCGCGTACCGATACCAAGTTTGGGTTCACCGCCGCGGTACCGAATATCACACTCAATATCTTCGATGGCTACAACGTTCAATCACCATCACGCTATGTCATCGCAACAACTGCAGAAATGGAGGCTATGCGATGGCGAGTATCTGATAAGAAACCTAATTCTGACTCTACGTTCTCGCTGACGTGTGACGAGTATTTCGACGCTAAACCAGACTACAACGTCTAACTAACACCAACTCTCAATAGCCCAGCCATAGCGCTGGGTTTTTTTATGGAAAAATTATGGCTACCCAACCAACAAATCTACCGGTACCAAGTGAATCACCTCGAGATCTGAAGTTTAACGCGGGTAAGATTGACGAGTTTGTGACATCAGTTGCACAGAAATACATCGATCGCTTCGGCGGTGAGCATTACACAATCGAAGGTCTGCATCAGCTTGCGCAACAGGCCATTGCAGCTTTTGGGTGGGTGCTAATTGACTCATTTCAGGATGGACAGACATTAACACTACCTAATCAGGCTCTAAGATGGAAATTACCTGACGGTGACGACGAATATTACCGCTGGGACGGTGCCTTTCCCAAAGTTGTGCCTGCCGGATCAACACCAGAATCAACAGGTGGCATCGGTGCTGGAGCATGGGTGAGTATTGGAGATGCTGCGTTACGCACAATGCTTGCATCATCATCTGGTGCCGAAATGATCGGTCATGGAAACACAACTGTAGGAGCTGAGCTTGATAAGCTAAACAATTACCTTGTTACTGTAAACGTTAAGGATTACGGGGCGGTGGGAGATTGGAACGAAACAACACAAACAGGAACTGACAACACCTTAGCATTCCAAAATGCTATCAATGCACTAGCTAACATGCCAGATATTCGTAATGGGCAAGTAAGGAAGTTGTATATTCCAAACGGCAACTACAGAATAAAAAATATCATAGTCCCTGATACTTATGGATTTATGATTGAGTTTAAGGGGGATGGGGTTATTAACACTCGTCTTTATTGTTACCCCGATTCACCAACCACAACGCCTTGTATTGAAATCAATATTGAATATGTATCCTTTGACTCAATTGAAGTACTTGCTAGCCTGAAGAGGAATGCTTCTATTTCAGATAGAAGTGCAACTTTAGTGGAGGTAAAGCTCCCAGATGGTAGAGCTGATTGTGACATAAAATTGATGCCAACATCCTCATTTGGGGGAGCTGAAACACTTTTTCGTGTATATGGTCGTGGATTCCATTGTAATGGCGCAGTGATGTTTTTCTCAGGAACATTCCTTGAAATTGCCTGTGATACCAGAACATGGACGACAGGTGGAAATCAATCAACTACTGGTATGCGTAACTATCTAATTAATAATAATAGATTCGATACAGTTGGAGTCATGGTAAAAATAACAGGGAATGGTTATCAGAAAGATCATATTAATGATTTGATAATATCAGGGAATGATATATATCAAATGGATAGACTTATTTTGGGTGCTGATGCTACACTTCAGCACTCAATTATAAGTAGCAATAGTTCTGTTGGTTCATTTGCATACAATGTGATTGAAATAAAGCGTATTGTTAACACTACAATATCTTCAAATAGATGGGTTAAATTCTATAATAGAGATTCGATTCCATCTGTTGATAGCGATTATATGCATGGCATGGTTTCATGCTCCGGCAGTATTGAAAAAGTAAACATAATTGGGAACTCAATGTCATGGAATACATTGCAAGTGGTGTCAATAGGGAGCGCATCATTCTCGCTTAACATAGTTGGAAACACGTTTGACCAAAGCTATATGTCAGGAACTTCAGCAGTGATTGTTCGTGGTGCTAACTGCGAATACCTGAATATAAGCAATAACCAGTTTTACAACTCGATACAACCAACACTTTCAGTGTCTGCATTTGGTTCATCACAAACTTCACCTAGCGTAATTTACTCAGGTAATTTATCATCATTTTTAATTTCTGGAGAGTATCTATCATATCCAGCAACATTAAAATATGGTGCTACTACAGTTAATACTACAGGTCTACGAACAAAATATACGACTGTCAATCGAGTTGTAAAGGCTAGTATTCAATTTAGCTCATCAGATACCACATCTGGAGGTTCTGGCGACGAGGTTTCTTTATCACTTCCACAAAATCCTGTTGTTGATTCAGGACTTACATCGTTATTTAGTGGTGGCGGTAGTATAACTTTCCAGTCTGGTGGAATTCCTACAATTATTCGTGTGTTAGTTTCACCGTCTGGAGGTGCTGTATTCATAAAATCAGATGGAACAACCATGAAGCGAGGGGATATAACCTCATCATTTATATTGTTTTTTGATGTTTCATATAGAATATAGCCTCTAACGAGGCTATATTCATAATAATGGGTGTGATTAATTACACCCATTATTAAAGTCAATTATAAAAACATTGCCTTTATTTCTTAATGTGAAGAATTTATTTCTTTCCACTACATTATATGAGCATTTTTCAGATATTACTTTTTCTCTTTGCTTTCCAACAATCCAAGAGTCTTTATTGATCATGTCATACAACTTGAAATAGTTAACACCCCAAGCCCATCCATTGTTTAGATACTTTGGAACTAGATAATGAATTACTGGGAATGATGACATGGCCAACTTTAATCTTCTTGATTCCGGTCCAATTCCATCTATAACTAATTCTGAATCAGGATTCTTACTTAAGTATGGGAATGATAAAGATATAACTTCATCAGTAAATTTATTTTGGTGTGATAAGGCGGATGAGTATGAGGCGCAAATGATAAATGAAGGTAAAATTGCCATTGATAAAATTACTATCATTATCTTTGAATTATCTAAAAATAAAGACAGTAAAAGAGACGCGTATAAAATTGCAAATGCATAACCAATCATTGTTCTAGATGTCCACCAAGGATCTTCCAGAAAAATGTTTACTCCAGGTATGCATATTATCACGCCCAAAAAACATAATATTGTAAGTGTAAACCCATATATTCCCTTTGCCTTATCTAGGTAAAGGCATCTTATTGAAATAAATGCTATTGATATTACAGATAATAAAATCAAAGGTGCTAGCCACACACTATACGTTGGAGTGTATAATGTTGACACCATATGTGTTGCAGCATCTATATTATGTTTTAAAATGTCTAATGGTGATGTTGAATCGATAATGAATCTGTTTCTTCCAGCTAGATCTATGCTGTAAAACTTCAATATTTTTGAAGATATTAGATATGCAAAAGAGAAAGAAAAAATAGATATAACAGATTTGTAAAATGTGTCTATATAGTTTCTTAAGTATATATCTTTTGTTATAAAGGCTGACAAGATTATAAAGTATGATAGAGCAGATGCTTGATATATTTGTAATGAAAATAAAACCCCTATAGTTGAAGATATAAAGAAATATGTTTTCTTTTCATACCAAATAAATGGCATGCACACAGATAGTATTGATAGTGCCATAGTAAGAGAGTCATATCTATATGATAGATTCTCTATCATAAATGGTGAAGTCGTTATTATCATTGATGATATGACTGCAGTCATCAAACCTTTAATTCCAAACCTGACACAAATAATGTATCCAGATATAGATAAAATTAAGGAGCCTAATATCTGCGCAAAAGGATATACATCAACTATCTGATTACCTATTGTTAATCGCTTCATTATCCATGTTGCAAGCAATCTGCCATCATGATCCCACCCCTGCCCAGTCAATGAACGGGTCATGTCGTCTATGTAATATGCCTTAACTAGTATGATCGGCAAGACGTAAAAAAAAGAAGCAATGAAAATAATTAATATTGCTTTTTTATGATGTTCTAGAATCAACTTCAT